TTTTAATTTGTTAATCGTTAAATAAAAGCGATTGTGTCGGACTCAACTCTTAATCTAAACCACACACTCGTCACGTGTGTGGATAAGGCACAGCTTTAGCCGTACTAATTGATTAAGCGACGCTTCAAAAAAGACTTTATAAAATTTTTAATAAAAAAAAACCTAAATTTAAAACGAAACTCATCCAGAATGGATTATGGCTTCAGGGTTTATCACAAAAGGTGGTAAACCAGTCAAGAAGCCGAAGCGAAATTTATCTTTGATTGCTCTAAAGACCTTGATTTTTTGTGGAGTAGATGATTTGAAAAACCAATGAGTTGGTAATTGGCCATCATCCCAACTAGCAAAAGTGTCAGAATGAGATACTCGAGAAATGTTAAATGCTTGATAATAAGGAACGTTCGCATCAATAGCACCCTCTTGGGCAAAGTGTGGAATACACCTCACTCCAGGTGTCATATAAGAAGCACTGTCAATCAGTTTGAAACCTGATGGACTAGTGTTCTTATAATATTGATTTGCAAAAGAACTCATTATAAAGGATTCACCAATAAACCCTTGTTTCTCATGTGTAATCATTCGCAGAGCCATCTGCCCTGTATAGAAACCATACCCTGCCGCAAAATAGTCGACCAGATCTATATATTCTGAATCAACGGTTGCACGGAATTGATATGGATTCACTACAATGGCTTCAGTATCTGAAAATGTTTTAGTAGGACTAAAAGGCAAATAAGACATAAGAAGTTTATTAAGATGAGTAAATTGGTCGCCCATTGAAATCTCTAAATTTCGCGTTTTATCAATGGGGACTGAAGGACCAGAAGCTATAGGAGAGCTTCTAGTTTGAGTGGCACTACGAGAACTGTTGTCAAAACCCGTAGTTAGAGGACCAGAGGAACTATGTTTGGTAGGCAAATAGTTGATAAGTGTTGATGGATTAGAAAGCTCAACTTGTGTCGCATGAAAGCTAGGAACACAATAAATTGTGTGTGCAACATCAGCAGTTACTTCTAATGGAACTTCCACGAGTATATATAATGTACCATAGGAGCAAAATTCAGTTTTCTGTTTTGCTACAAGATACTCATAACCCGATCCTGTTCCATCAGCAATAAATGGTGATGCTACGTATTTCATAGCTGTATTCGACATAAGATTTGCAGTCACTTGTTGATTAGCTTTGTCACCTGTAAATTGAACTACAGTTGACATTGCTAAATTCACAACATCTTTATCCATTATATCACCTACTGCATAAGTTCCATGGTCATTAGGTGCAACTATGGCTCGCAACTTTACATTGTGAAACATAGTTAAAAACACGTCAAAATCGAAATGTAATTGAGCATTCCAGTTTTGACACGTTGAAGCTACCCAAGCTTGATGCGTTAGATACAAACCATCTTCTCCTTGAATAATAGGATTAATGGTTAAAGGGAAAACTGCAAGAACTTGATTTGGTACTTGATCGTCAGAAATTTTGAAGATATGATCATCAAGAACATTTGGTGTTCTCATGATATAATCTACAGACATTTCATCCAATTGAGTGCCAAATAAAGAATAATCTGTTGCGATAACGTTTTCCTGATCGAGTGAATACACATGATCATTTATTGCAGTTTGTGCAGATAGTTGCCCATCACCGGGCTTCCACTTTACAGCTACAACAGGTGCATCTAACGTAGGCTTGCTGTATCCCAACGCACTAGCGGTATTAGCGCCAGCTTTTAAGAGTGGCGCAACAGTAGATGCCAAATTACCAACCATAGGTAACCCAGCAGCTGCTGTTGCAACTTGAGCCCCTTCACGTAGCACTGCAGAAACAATACCATCTTTCCGCATATTGGCAGCTTCTGCTACGTGTTTTTGAGGAATTGGTCGAGATCGCTGCACAGGGGCAGATGGTGGCGATCCTTGAACAGGCGGATGTAACTTGCGATTCCGTGCAACCATAGCACGTAATTCACGAGTAGCATCATCAACCCGTTTCCGAAGAAATGCTTCACTCGAGAGTGGAGGCAATATAGTTGGATATTCCAATTTCAATGTTTCAGCATCGGCTTGAATATACACGTTCATTTTCACTGTACCAATATCGAGTGGTGTTAACCGCCCGATGTACAATTTTCCTGGTCTTCCTGTTCCGGATTGTAAATTCCGAGACAAAAATGCAGAAACCCATGGCACATTAGTGCTCACAGTTTGTGAAGTTGTTAGTGATACTTTCATATGAGGTGTTTGTGAAATTTGAACGAGTCTTTTTGTACGAGCTGCAATAGCCTCTGCAGTCATGTCAGCATAAAGAGCAATAATGATACCTCCTGATGTTTTAGGAGCCACCGTAAATTCAAAACGTACTTTTAAATGTGTACGTAAGAATGCAAAGCCCTTTATTTTGTCATGAACATTTAATTGTGCAAGAAACATTTCGATTGGATCAATCAAATACAATTGTTCTCCGGGTTCTCCTCCAATAGGGATCACAGTAGACATTACAAGATATTCTCGAGAGAGAATATCTAAAATACTATGATCTCTACCTTATGAAAATTCTGAGTTTCTCTACTACCTAAGTCCTGCTCCATTGGTAGAGTTTCTACAATGGGAACTAAGCTAGTAGCGAAAGTCACAATTTGTTGTCCAGTTTCGACTTCATTCCTCTCATCGTGAAATGGAAGAATGGAGTTGCGTGTGTCTTCATTGGTTAATGATTGTACATTATCTGTATTTTGAGCTACTCTTGATTTTAGTCACAAAGTCGAGTAATACTGTTGTGATATTTTGAATTGTGATTCTTCGCAAGGGCTGCTTGCGTGGCGATCACCAGTGTAAATACACTTACCACAATGTTTTGTTGCGACATGTTCGGGTGATGTTCCATCACTGTCCACGTCACTGTTTACATTCATATCGATGCCTCCTAATATAGAAGGGTGGATAGGAACGCCAAGGATATCAGCATAAGTATCAGCAAACAAAGATACATTATCACCGTCACGGACCATCTTTCGTAATACTGTCTGACTGTAAAAACAATCAGGCGTAAGAACTATTTGATGCTCTTGACACTGATCAATTATCTTTTTCCGATACTCCTCAACTATATGAGGTTCATGCATACACAATTCGCGAATTGCGAGCCTTGAATTC